CGTGCGTCTAAACGAGGAGTAAATAAGCTAGCTACTTTCGGTGTATAAGCTAGCTATATCGTCGCTATAGCTTTGCTTTATCGAGGGGAAAGCCGTCAAGAGTGGAAAATATAGGCAAAAAAAAAGCCCCGACCCCCCCGTGAAGGGAAGCCGAGGCTCTTTTGGTGCTAACTAGCGGAGCTAGTTAGATACACTTCTCACAGAACAGGTCGTTGCCGGGAACTCTATAGTCGAGGCAATCGCATTCTGGAACCCACTTGTCGAGGTAGTCGAGGATTTCGTGGTGAAGACAAGAGTCGTCTCGGCACTCTTCTGAAGAGTCCCAATTCCGACATTCCGTACCCTCGGCAACTTCTCTCTCTTTATCGTCGAGAAAGGCTCTGAGGTCGGCTTCTTCCTGCGTTTTCCTTACATCGTCGGCTAAGTCCTGAACGAAGGCTAGATATGCCATTTGGTCTGCATCGCTAACGCCGTCAGTGTTAGCACGGTAATCCAGTATGAAGTCCTGAACTGTCTCCAATGCGTTCAGTGGGTCGCCAGTGCCGATTGTTGTTACGTCGATAGCTACGCTATCGCTGAGTGTGTTGTATTTTCTCATGGTTTTTGTTTCCTTTCATGAGGGTTAAGTGTCCGCCACCGTCGGCGGATAACCAATATTACCTATTCATAACGGTAAATAGCAAGGAAAAACAACCTTTACCCTCAATAAAGGGAAAAAATGGATTGCGCATTAGCACCGCCTAGCACCGAGGGTGGCTTCAACGCGAACGAGAAAATCCGACTCAACGGCGAATTCGGCGATGGAACGCATATGCGTGGGGGCGTGCGTATTAGATGCACCCTCCGTAAAAATTTTGCACAGTTTTAAGAAAGGGGGAATATATTCCCTATATATTCCCTATGTATTCCCTATGTATTCCCTGTATACCCCTTATTTATTATACTGTCTATGTATTATAGTTGAAATTGAAGTAGAAGAAGAAGATGAAGAAGAAGAGCTATCAAGAGCTATTGCCATCGCATTAGCCTTGCTATAGCCAAGCCATAGATTTATCGTTAAACGATATATAAATAAACTTTTCAGTTTCTTTTATGTATATATAACTTATGGGTAAGTTTGGTGGTCTAAATTAAGGGGATACTATGGCTTATGAAGTTAGAGAAGGTTCCGGCTCAATTTTTGAGAACGAGAACAAAACGAACCCGAAGTCGCCGGACTACACAGGTACGGCAAAAATTAACGGGGAGATGTATTCTATAGCATGTTGGGATAAAGTTGGGCAAAAAAGTGGGAAGGCGTACAAAAGTATCAAAATCGAGAAAAAAGAGGACCACCTACCCTTTTAACATATAATAATGGAAGTTTTTTTAGAATACGGGATAACGGGTGTAGTAGTTGTTTTATTTGCGGGGATGTTAGGATTCCTGCAAAAAGCAGTTACTGGCAAGCTAAATGAGATTGAACAAATCTGTATAAAGCTAATAGACCGGTGGAATCGTAGCGATGAGGTTAGAGACCGTCGATATGAACAACTTCTTCAGGAAATGAATGATATTACAGACGATATTAATTTTCTTAAAGGGAAAGTCGATAAGTAATTGCCTAATCGTAGTGCGAAGCAGAGAAAAAGAGAGCGCAGGAAATTAAATATTGAAAATAAACGGCGCAAAAGAGCATTAAGAAAGGCTAAAAAGAATGGAAATGACTTGCAGAGGGAAGAGATTTCAAGTATATACCGTCGCTGAAGCGATGAAAAAGGGAATTAATGCGCTTTTTGACTGGCGTAAGGCTGAAAAGGGCGATTGGGTAGTTACTGGGGATGGAAAGGTCATGGAAATTATTGGCAGAAGGAAGAAACACCCGAAAACCAACAAGAAACCATTTTATCTACTCCGTAGCGGGTTTGGGGAGCATCCGACCTATAAAAAAAATATTTATGCCTCAAAACAGATAGATTATGATGATAGGAGCTATCATGGAAAGAAACTTTTAACGAATGTAAAGCCTACTGCTCTGCAAAATGCCTTTGTGGATAAGCTTTGTATGAATCATGAAGTTGATAAAAACGGTCAATTTAGTTCTGAAGACATTATTAGTGCTTATATGGGTACTTTTATGGAGAACAATCCGACGCAGGCACTTCGGCGGGGGATGAATCTTATAAAACGGGAATATGTTAGGGAGAGAATCAGTATGAATCTAAGAGACAAATTTATTGAACAAGGAATGGATGACGAGTGGGTTGTAAGCCAATATAAAGAGCTTATTGACGAAACTTCGCAAGCCAATACAAAATTAAACGCTATAAATAGAGTTTCCGACCTTTTAGGTCATGCCACTAAGGAAAAGGAGACAGCGAGCCAAAGTATTATCATGATTTCCGAGGGGGATAAAAAATTATTGGCAGAGGTAAGAAAAGAGCTGAGCGATAAAGAATTGAACAAATTAATGTCAAAAGTTAAATCTGATGGTATAAAAGGTGTTATTGAGGATAAAAGTTCCAAAGTCTGAGCATAAAGTTGAAGTTGAGACTGAAAGAGATGGTTTCTTAGTGCTAAATGGCAAAAAGTATCCGATTGACGGAGAGGTGTCTGAACTTATAGTGGATATGCTTGAAGAATTAATTGATTTAAGAGATATGGTCAATATTTATGAAAACGAGTTCTCAGGACAGAGAGGAGAAGCATAATGGCTAGAAATTACGGTACAGGGGCATCTAAATTCTCAGACGGGTCTACTAGACTAGCAAATACCCTAGGTAAAAAGAAGCGTACTGCGACAAAAAGAAAAAAAAGGTCGTATAAGAAAAAGAAAAAATGAATTTAGAATACACCATAGAAGAACGGGAGACGCTACTGAAAAGAATGTATATGGATATATTTTTTTTCGCGAAGTTCATCTTAGGTGACGAGGAACAGCCGATGAATTATCATATCAGGAAACCTAGTCCGGCGTTCCATAAGGAGATTGTTAACACACTATTATCCTTAAAAAGAGGAAAGAAGTTGGCGGTTGTTGCCCCGCGGGGACACGCCAAATCAACACTAATCAACTTGGTCTATCCACTCCACCGAATATTATTCGATGAAGAGAAGTTCATACTGCTCATATCGGAGTCTGAAAGACAGTCCAAGTTCTTTTTGGAGACATTAGGCAATGAAATCGAACACAACGAAAAGCTCATATACTTTTTTGGAGACAGAAAAGGGAAAACTTGGGGCAAAGAAGAAAAAGACTTTATCACAGGCTTTGACGAGAAGGGCAACCCGAACAGCTGGTGCAAAGTATTGGTTCGTGGAACGGGACAGAAGGTTAGGGGACTTAAATATGGTGCTTATAGACCAACCCTTACAATAATTGACGATGGAGAAGGTGAGCGTAATACAGCCACTGAAACTTTAAGAGACCAATTCCGTTCATGGCTCAATGGTGCTGTGATTGCAGGTTCAGCCGATGCAAGGCTGATATTTATAGGAACTATTGTTGATGAAGAGAGCTATTTGAATAGAATTGCTGGTCCACTATCATATAATAAGGACAGGACTAGAAAAATCAAGGGATGGGACTCTCTTTTCTATCAGGCTATTATACAGGATACTAAGGTAGGGGAATTTGTTGCTAGTGGTAAAGAATTGAGTTTTAAAAAAGGTAAAAAAGTTTTATGGTCTGAGTACAGAAGTTATGATTGGCTAATTGCTGAGAGGGATAGGCTTATCTCCGAGGGTGATGTAGCTTATTTCTATCAGGAATATCAAAACATTCCAATGGACGATAGTTTCAGGGTCTTCAAAAAGGGAGATATACAGTATTGGAATGGTATATATGCCTACAGTCAAAATCACTCCTTTATTATTAGAGAGAAAGATGGCGAGAAAGAGGAAGTCCCAGTTAATGTATTTTTTGGGGTTGACCCAGCATCAAGCGAAAATGTTAAGGCTGATTATACTGTAATCATGGTTGTTGGAGTAGATAAAGAAAATAATATATATGTCATTGATTATTTTAGAGGGCAGGTTACTCCAATGAAATGTGCAGATAAGCTATTTGAGATGATGGAGTTCTATAATCCTAGAGAAGTAAAGATTGAAGAAACCGGTCATATTATGTTAAGTGAGTATGTAATCCAAAAGTCTAAAAAGCTGGGACACTTTTATAATATTAACCCTAAGAAAGCTATTAAGTCTAAGTATTATAGAATTAAGCAGATGCAACCTTACTTTGCTTCTAAGGCAATGTTTTTAAAAGAGGAGCATTGGGAACTTGAGAGCGAATTGTTAAATTTTAAGGAACATGGAACATTTAAGAAAGATACACTTGATGCGCTAAGATGGTCACTCGATGATGTGTTTGTACCGAGAGTTCAGTACGATGACGAAGGAAATATAATGCAATACAAATCAAAATTGTCCGGAATGGACTGGGAAACAGGAATGTTAATTTATGCGTAGGTTAATATCAAAATATATTTTTAATATCACTGCTATATTATGATAAGAATTAAGAAGTTAGACCTTGAAGAGCTAAAAGCTAGCGATGTGAGGGACGAATATACTAATTATTCTTCGTCAGCTGCTGATTATAGATACCAAATGGCTGAGGATGATGAATTTTTTCTTGGCATGCAACTTACAAGCGGTCAAAAAGACTATCTTTTAAGTATTGGTCAACCACCGGAAGCTAATAATAAGATTAGACCTGCCGTTGAGCAGGTACTAGCTAATGTTGCTAGTTCCCCTCCTGAGTGGGATGTCATTGCTACTGGTCAGACAGACAATGATATAGCCAATATTTATAATGCGCTTTTAGATAAAATATGGTTTGATTCGCACGGGAATAGACATTTTCGGAACATTTGTAGGGACTATATAGTAAAAGGTGTGGGGTATATGTATGTGTACCCTGATTGGCAAGCTGAACAGGGCGCTGGGGGGATTAGAATTAAAAGAGTTGCCCCTGAATCTGTATTTGTCGACCCAAATTCTACTGACTCACATTTTTCGGACTCAGGAAGTATCATGATTTCAGATTTACATACAAAAGAGTCTCTAAAAATCAACTTTCCCCAATATGCTGATATTATTGAAGATGCGGGGGAAGACTCTGAAACGAACTATCAAACTACAGGTAAATATAACCGCGATACGAAAAGTTTGAGGTCTAATACAAGTCCATTTGACGGTAAACCGTCTGTAAGAAAATTTGTTAGGTGGTCTAAAGTTGGTGTGCCAAAGGTTATGATTACTGATAATATGACTGGTTTATATAAGATTTTTGATAAAGATGATTATAAAAAAGCACAGAAAGAGGATAGATATAACGAATATTTAAATGGTGGGCAGATTTCCGAAGAATTGGTTTACGAAACTCAAATCAGGGAAACATTTGTTATTGGTGACCATTTAGTATATGACGAAGTATTGCCGATGGATAGATACCCGATTATTCCTGCGTGTAACGAACATAATGGCACTCCTTATCCTGCTGGGGATGTGAGACATGCAAAAACTCCTCAGAGAATGCTTAATAGAGTTGAAGCTCTTTTAATCAGCCATGCTACTAGTACCGCAAGTTTTAAGTTGCTTTATGAAGATGGAGCAATAGATAATGAGGAAATAGAGAAATGGTATGTGCCTAATGCAATTATTCGTGCTAATCCCGGCGCATTAAGAGAACAAAAGATAAAAGAATTTGCTCCACCCGCTATTAGCGCACAGCTTTATAGTGAAAAGCAAAGATATGAGGTGGATATTGAAACAATTTTTGGAGCTTATAAATTTCAACAGGGTAATCCGCAAGGAGCCGTTGGAACTGTTGGTGAAGCTCAAATCATAGATGAAGCCGCGGCGCGTAAACAGAATTGGAAAATACTCCCAATTTACGATATGCTTACAGAAGCAGGAAGATGTGCGGCATTATATACGCCTTATGTTTATAATAAGGCAAGAGTATTAAGAATTTTAAATCCCGTAGGGACTGAAAAGGAAGTTACAATCAACACTCCCGGTATTAATGACTATACCCAAGCTGTCGAGACGCTATACGATGTGACATCTGCTCATGTAGATGTTCGTGTAGTTGTCGGTAGTACCAGAGCTAAAACGCCTAGTGCGGACTTAGCTAGAGATATAGGACTTATGCAGGTTGGTATTTATGATAAGGCTCAAGTTATCATGAATATGCAGGCGAATGTTGATAAGACGGCGTTAATTCAGCGTATGGGTGAGATTTCTCAGTTATCTGGTCAAGTACAACAGTTACAAGAGCAGGTAGAGACCCTTTCTGGTGACCTACAGACAAGGGAAAGGGAACTGTTCCATACCCGGATGCGGGCTGAAATTGCAGAGGCTACAAAACCAGTACAGAAGGCTGTAAGCAATCTGCAATCAACCGCAAAGGCGGAGCAGGAAAAACAAAGGGAGCTTACTCGGCAAACAGCTGAGGATTTGAGCTACCTATCAAAACAAGCTATAAACTCGGAGACCGAAGCCCCATCAGCTTAGATGGGTAACTTATAAAGCAAGGAGCATAGAATGAGTGATAAAAAGAAGGTACAGAAGACAGAAGAATCAGGTTCTGACAACCAGAATGATGTAATGGGTGCATTGGAAGATTTCAATAGTCCCGTTGAAGACTCTGGCTCAGAAGAGGTGGAAACTAAGGGTGCTGAACCTGAAGTTAAATCTCAGCCTGAAGAAAAGTCTGAAGACAAAGATAATCCAGAAAAAACTGATGAATCACCAGTTAATTGGCTTATTGATAATAAATTTCGTGATGATGAAGATGGTAGGCAAAAGCTCGCCGATTCTTATAAAAACATGCAAAGCATGAAAGATAAGGCAGAGCAGGAGCTTAAATCTCAAAGTGGAGATTACGACAGATTGAAACAACTCGATGAATTTCTGAAAGAAAATCCCAATGTTGTGGATGTTCTTCGTGAAGAAGTTACTAAAGTTTCTCAAGATGACAACGCTTCACCTGTGAAACCTGAAGATTACGATATTTTAGATGAGCAGATTGATGGGACCTCTTCTCAAAAATGGAGAGCTGGTTATGACGAATGGCTTATTGAACAAGGCGCTCGCAAAGCAATGCAGTATGTCGATGATGTTAGGCATCAAGACGCTGAGCAAATGTCTTTTCAAGCCGAAGTCGACCAGTTAAAATCTCTTGGAATGACTGACAAGGAAATCGAAGGCTATTATGGCTGGATGAAAGACCCTGAAAATGTCACAACTGAGAATAAGGTTAAGATTTATAAGCTTTTAAATGGACAGGTCAGTAAAGAAAGCAATGATGCTGAGGTTGAAGGTTCTACTGGTCAATCTGTTAAAGAAATGTCCAAGAATGTAAGTGCTGGCGCTGTTGAAGGCAAAGCACCTGCTGCGAAGACAAACTTTGAGAAAGAACAGGAGGACTGGATAGCTAGTGTCATGCAATTTTCCAAATAGTAAACTACAGGAGTAGTAAATTATGGCACAAACATATGGAGCTGGGACAACTACCCAGTTCAATGATGGTACGCAGAGACAAGTTCTCGAACTTGGGTCGCAAATTCATTATTACAATCCTAGTGTTACACCTATCCTGACTGTCTCTGGTCGTGCATCTATGAATGGCACACCAGTACCTATCTTTGAGTGGATGGAAGACGAATATTATGTCAAGCGTTCTACAATAATAGCAGCAGCGGACTTGGTAGCTAATACAGATGTTGTTGATTCGCAAACTGGCGGAATTGGTGGTCATCAAAGTATTATTCGCTTGCAACGCCAAGCTCAAATGGAGCTTTTTGAAGTAGGTGGACTATACACGATTTCTGGTTCAAGCGGTCAAGGTGAATCTAATACTCATTTTATGTGTATTAATGTTGGCAAAGATGTAAACCTTGCATCTCCCGGCGATAAAGATGTTCAATTTGTTGGTGGTACTTATTCAAGTGGCACTTTTACTTTGAATGATGTTGCAGATGCTACTGATATGATTACTGCTGCTCAAGAAACTACAATTACCTTTATTGGTACAGTTTCTGGTGCAGGCAGTTCAAGCAGTAAGTATGCTTGGCAAGGCGGTACTGATGGTAATTCATTTACCACCACTGAAACTTTCGCAGTCCGTGGTCCAGCCACAGGTATTGCAGAGGGTGCAGCAGTCGGTAAAGAAACGCGAAAAAAAGTACGCAGGTTGAAAAACTGTACTCAAATTTTTCGTGAGCCTTACGAGATTACTCGTACAGCTCGTGTTTCTAAGCAGTACGGTGGACCTGAACTTGCTCGATTGCAGGCTCGTAAGCTAGCAGCTATCAAAGTAAATGTTGAATATGCTTTGCTCTTTAACGGAGCAATCTCTTTAGATGCAACTTCATCTGCCCCAACAAGGACTTTTGCTGGACTTGGAGTAGGTGGAACAGCTGGCGTTATTCAAACTAATAATGCCGATGCTAACACAGCATATCAGCTTAATAACTCAAGCGGAACTCAAGCTAATTTTGACGATGTTTTAGAAGCTGTCTTCCAAGATATGGTAGATGGTTCAATGCATAAAACAGTTTATGCGTCGAACAAATGGCTAACTAAAATGGTTAAGATGGTTAGAGCAGATTCATCTGGGCAATTAAATGCCACGATGGGTACTGAAGTAAACGCTGGTTTGAGGGTGATGGAATATATGGGACCGGTTGGTTCTGTATCTTTCATTCCTCATCCTTTGTTAAAAGGTGGCTATGAAGATTATGCAGTAGCTATCGACCATGCTAACTTTGAAGTTCGCCCACTTACCGAATCTGGTTTCCAACTTAGACGAGATATTGTCAAAGATGGTTCAGACGGACAAGTAGACGAATGGTTAGTAGAGCTTGGTCCTGAAATTCGTCAGGAACAGACTCACGCTATCTTAAAGCTGGTCTAATTAACGCGGTTTCTGAGGGGGTGCTTTTGCGCCCCCTCATTTAACTTAAATTTTGAAAGGAAAATAGAATGGCAGGTAAACTAAGATACTCAATTAGTGTTACTCCATTAGAGACAGTGACTGAACAGTACGGTTTTAGTGGTGAAGTTGTAGATATATTACAAGATAATGCAACTCGTAGTGTCGATGTTATTATGACAGAGATACAGCAGACATTAGGATGCTCCAGTGCAGATTTTACATTATCTGTTGATGATTTAACAAATAGCACTCATGGATTTGCAGCTGGTGTACCTTATATATTAACGGCTCCAGCTGTGGCTAATAGTTCTGGTAGTACAACAACACTCCCATCTTTAGCGGCAGCTCAATTTGTATATATTGAAAATACAGGTTATGAGCAATCTAGTTCTGGGGCTGCTCAAACAGCTACGGCGAATACTACAGACTATTTAATTGTTCAATCTCATGCAACTGGGACTAGCGGTATTGAGTTAGCTGTACTAAAAGCAAATGAAGGTGTGGTTTTTCCGTTGCGTGGAGTCGCGAACTCGAATACGCTTCACATTAGGTCTGGTAATGCAGATGGTGACGCGGCGGGCGGAAACACGCTGGGCGCTAAATTTATTTCGGTAACATAGAGTACAATGAAGTATAGGGCTGCTTTCGAGCTTATAGATGCTGGTCTTATAAAGGCTGAGCTAGGATTTCCACCTTTAGAGGGTGCGAAAAAGGAATTTTTTAATGCCAAAGTGCAGGAGGTGGGACTGCGTGCTGACAAAAAGAAAAATTCTGAAAGCTTTTCCACAACTGCCACAAATTCTTATACATTTACAAATACAGATGTAACATCTAGAATATTTAAAGTTCAATTAGATACTAAACTTGTTCCTTTTGTTAGTGAAAAAAGATATATAGACAACTTAGATGAGTCTAAAATTGATAATATTGGATTTTTTTACAAAGAAACAGTGACTGGACCAGAAAGTTCAGCCCGTAGTATAGTAAAAAAGATTTATTTTACAAAAGACACTGAAGCAGGAAAGACACTTACAGTTTCATATTATGCTAGTCCTGTAGCTTATACTGATTTAGATAGTTATATTGACTTGCCAGACCAGTTGATTCCGTCTGCTTTACATTATACCCTTGGGCATTTCTTAGCATTGGACGGTCAACTACAAATAGCATCTGGTCATCGAGGTTTAGCTCGACAAATTGAACAGGAGTATGTTGAAACAATTAGTACAAGAGAAGCAAAGCCTGATATTATTCCACCGCCATTACAGGATTTCTTATAATGAGTGTTTTTAAAACAGAAATAGAAGATTTAGTCGGCGCTGTAGGCGACGATACATTTTTAAACGACTCTATAGTCTCTACCGCCAAAGAGATTATAAAAGCATTACCACCGACAAAGGTTTTTAGTGTTTCTGAAACAAGTGCGGAGATTACCTCTCAAGCTTACGACATTGGCGAAGCTAAGGTGTTAAAAGTGCAAAGAGAGACCGGTTCAAATGGAGTTTTTTCTAATTGCACAGAAGTATCGGCAGAATATGAAGATAAGGTGCAAGATTCAGGGAGTATGTTTTATCCGAGTGTAACAAATCCTGTTTACTTATTTAAAAATGGGAATGTATGGGTTTACCCAGCTCCTGAAAATTCTCCAAATTCCATGAAGGTCACTACAGTATTATATCCAACGACAATAGATTGTACCTCAGCCTCAGTAGGTTCTGGGTTGGCAACTTTTCCAAATGAATATGAGAATCTTGTTGTCGTAGGAGCGTCTGTGAAAGCACTCCAATATTTAATGGCGAGAGTAA